AAGTCTGCGGCTTCCCTCCACGCTGAGTCCCCCTTCCCATTCCTGTTTCTGCTTCCCACCCTCTCTGGTTAAGTTGTGCTATTATATCTTCAGGCAGAAAACTGGAGACATCCAGCTCTGGCGATTCCAGACCAATCACACCAGGCAGCATCTCTCCTGGAGGTATATTCTCTTCTAATGGCTCTTCCCAGAATAAATCAGTTACCATCTACACCCCCTGCCCACGGGCTGCATCCCTTACTGGCCCGGGTACTACTGGCTGAGGCATCCTTGCAGTATTCCCCGCCGCACTTGCCATCCCCGCAGTCTCTGCACTTGGCGGCATCGGCCTCGGTATCCCCTCGACATTCTGCCCTCCTCCCTGCCCCATACCTTCACCCATACCTTGTCCCATTGTTTGCTGAAGCATCTGGCTAATCTTCATCCTGATTATCATGTTCTCTATAATAGCCTTTGCCTTCTGCCTCTTCTTGTCATCCGACTTGACAATGCCTAAGTCTTCTAGTTTAGCCTCGGACATCTCGAACATCGCTAACTCAGGCATAATCTGCTTGGCCCTCTCCCTGTCTATCTTCTCCTGCTCAAGTGTGGGATTCTCTACTATCTGGAACTGGTCGGACGCGCTCTCAACAGACATGAACCCGCCTTTAACTGCCTGGTCTGCTATTCCCATCTTGATAGCCTTTTCCCTTAATTCGTCAGGTATTAGTACGCACTTGAAATGCCACGATTCGTCTATCTCTTCAGGCCTTACCTTTACCTTGAACCTGTTATTGCCCTTATCGTACCCCTCAATCTCGTGCTGGTCGAAGTCCCCGTTTTTAAACTGCCTAACCGATTCCTCGGCGTACCATATAATATCCTTCTCCATCCCTAACTTGAACGGCATCAGGGCATCCATCGCTGCCTTGAAAACTATATCAGTGCCCTGCGCTGTATCAGGAGTCGGGCCCGCGCCGTGTGCTATCGGAGGTAGTCCGCCTGTATTCTCTAACCCCATCCATACAGCAAGCGAACTGTCTATATGTCCTTCACTCTTCGGTATCAACGGCTCCCCTATCTCTTCACCCTTACTGGTATCTACTGGTATAAAAGAACCCTTTGAATATACCTTGTCATCCCATGCCGGAGGTTCATTGTTTGATTTCGCCCCATCATACATTACCGGCCTCGGCGCTTTTGCCTCCTGCCCTGCCCTGTGTACTTTGTAAGTCAGTAACCGACTCTCAATCGGCAGCATATCCCTGTTATTTACAAGGTAGCTCTCAGCAACATTCTTTGTGGTATTGCTTAATGTACCATCCATTATTAAAGGAGTCGACCTGCCGGCGTTTATCCTGACAGGTAAGTAATCCAGCCCCGTAGACTCTGGCTCTTTAACCCAATCGCTGTTTATTATCACACCTTCGTGGCATATATCTTTTAATTTACCCTCTTCGGGGAACCCCCACAAATCATGAATCTTAACGTATCCTGCCATGTTGCTCGTATCATTAGTCTCAGCAGCCTTCCCGTTCCATCCTTTGTATTCGTCTTTTACCTCATCCTCACTGGCATACCTTACATAACACGCCCACGTTAACCTCTTCTTTCCCTCCATCCAGTATGTGTTCCTTGCGTCCCATATAGCAATGTCAGGTATCAGTTTATCTTCATCTTCCCTGAGTATATATCGCCCCGCGCTCATCCCCCTCAATATCCTGTAAAATGCCAGTAAGCTCTGTATATCGATGTAAAACGGTAAATCCTGATTCAGTTGGTCCGCCAGGTAAAGACACCCTACACCTAGTCTCTCAGTGGCCTCAAGTCTCTTTCTCCCTGTCTCCGTCTCATCTGTATGCGGTATCCATAACATCCTGCGAGCATACGATAAGTAGTCTATCATCTTGTGTCCCTCGGATGATGCCCTGTTTGTCTTTACATTGTCCCACTTGCCCTCTGACACCGGTATGAAGTATAAGGAGTCCTCAAGAGTGAATAGCCCGTAATCCAAGTCCATGCGTTCCCTTAAATCACTGGTGTACCTCCCTATCTTTTCCTGCTTGCTTACCTCTTCGGCTGCGTTACTTGATAACATAATTAACTCCTAATCGAGATAAACTACCGTTGTCGAACGCTTCGGGCATTTACATTCCTCTTTGGAATATGTTTTATCATCCACCGTACAGCCCCCGTTTTGAACCAAGCCCATAACCAGATACCGAATCCGATAGCCAGATTAAAAGGCAGCGGAGCATACAAGAGCTTTGCCCTTGCACAATCATACCACGCTACTCCATACCCCTTTGGCAAGTCAAGCCTTTCTCCAATATCCCTTTCAACCCAGAATAGTAATGGCCTTTTTGGGCGCACAAACTCAAGGCGCACTCTATCCCTCAAGGGTTCACTAACTGATTGTCCAATAGGATAGTGTATACTGATTTCTATCATATGCCTCCTAATAGATATGCACTTTCCTCTTCTCCGGCTTGCCTGATGCTATCGTGTTAATAGGCTGTATCTCACTCAAGATGTACTGCTCGGCAAACATTAAATGGAATGACGATTCATTGTGTATCTTCTCTAACATCGTGTCGTCTTTGTCTACCTCATAAGCCATTGACGTCTTCTCTTCAAGGTACTCGTGCATATCGTTAAACACATACATCTTGTTCTGTGCGTGTAACGAGTTTACCCTGTTGATTCTCTCCCTAACATTGTTGCTTAACGTCGGCTCTGATAACGGCCACCCTGCTATAGAGTATCCGTCTCGTATTTCCTGTTCTTGATGATTGCCCCCGTTCCTTCTCCTGAATGATTCCCCTTCACTTAGGTCAATGAAGTTCTTGACGTGCTCAACTACCGATGCTTTCTTTTTGTATGTCCTGTAAAGATATAAAAACCCCGTAGCTGGCTCCATCGCATACCAAACACCTGCTGTATTAACGCTTCCGAAGTCCTGGCCGAAGTACCTGGGCCAATCAAGAGGTATCGCAAACCTCGGTATAACACACATCTTCTCATCGAAGGCATCGTATACCAGCCCTTGCGAGTTTTCTAATAGCTCTCCAGCTAACTCCTGCCTGCCAAGTCGGGTCCCTTCGTACTTCGATATTACATAGTCTAAAAACTCAGGCGCAAGATTGCCTTTGTTCTCTGATGTGTGGCCTCTGGTTACTACTGTCCTATGGTCTCTGGATATGTCTCTTAACAACTTGATAGGTCTTGGAGTTGACGTTACTATAACCTGCGGCTTGCTGCCTATTCTTAAACCCATCATGAGGTTGTCCCATGTCTGCTGAGGATACATGAACTTGGCTATCTCATCACACCAGGCTTTTGAATTGTGGACTATAATACCGTTTGCTATAAATTCAGGTGGGTCTTCAACGGACAGATTGTAAACCCTTGCTCGCCCAACGTGCTCCCAAGTTGACACAACGCTGGCTACAGAAGTTTCCCTTACTTCTGGTGTGAATCCTTGAACGGTATGATTCCCCGCAGACTTGACAAATTCTATTTGTCTTACGCTTTTCCTCTGCTCGTTTCGACTGGCATTTTCTACAGAGAGGGAGAGTTTTCTTAATCCTGATAATTCCAACATCGCAGACTGAACACTGTGTCTCAACTTTTCTAGCGATTCGGTAATCCTCTGCCATATGCTGGGATTGTAAAATAAGTTCAAGATTACTGATATGATTGTTTTTCTTATTCTTGTCCTTGTGATGTACGAGATGACCTTCTGGGATAGGACCGTTAACTTGTTCCCAAACCCGTCTATGCTGGTAAACTTTCTTCCCGCTGAAGTAGGCTGCAATATATCCGTTAGAAGTCTCTCTCCAGTGCATACTATTCCTCCTTGTGTTAGTGTGGATATTCTCATCCACCCATTTAATTGTAACACAAGGTGCTGTGCGGTTGCAACTAACTCAGCGCCATTGGAAAACTTAACTCTCCCAACTTCGTCAATTCTACTAAATACATCAGTAGCTCTCCGCTTACCTTTTCGAGTCAGAACATAATCGCCATTACGGATTGTCTCTATAGGGCGTTGCCCTTCAGGAGTTGCTATCAACGTTCCAGCAACAAAACAGTGCTGAGGACCTCTTAACTGGTCTGGTTCGTCTCCTGAATAGATAATAGCCTGTACGCCATTAGGCCACGTTAAACGTCGCTTTGATGGCTCGTACTCTGGAAAGAACCAGGGAGGACTAATCTTTAATATCGAACTGTCCCCTATCTCTACCATTGTGTCCCTGACGTCAGCCTTGGTCTGTCCTATCAAGGCAATAGGGGTAAACCCTTCAAATGCCCACTGCCTGACCATCTCAGCACCACATCGAGTCTTCCCAAACCCGCGACCAGATAGTAGCAACCATATGAACCATTCCTTATCAGGAGCCTTCTGCTTATCCCTCGCCCAGAAGGACCAATCATATATTAACGCAGCTGCCTCTT